GGTTGAAGATATTCTTAACACATTAAGAGAATCAATATCTAATAGTCCTCCCACAACTGATATTATCTCTGGATTTTGTATCGCATCCTTTAAACTTTTTTTCTGTATCATAATAATTTGATTAAGCGTTAAACGAAATTGATTTTGAAGTTAAATTGGCTTTAGTCGTAAGGGTGGTTTGGTCGTAAAATCTTGATATATCAAAATCATGAACATTCTTTACATAGAATCTCCCAGCCTGACAACGTATACCATCTATTATCCCACACGCATACCGGATTACTTTAAACATAAGATTTACATGTCGAAACTTACCAATCGTGATTGTATTGATAACATACTTCTCACCGCCTACCCATATCTCTCCAAGAGCTCCTATATTAAGGATAGCGGGTCCGTCGGAAGCGTTCTGTATCGTGAACTCCATATAGTCCCAGTTAGGCAGGCACGAATCCCTGTCTTCGGGTACATATGCAATCACACGCCCCCATTGAGGACTACCGCTCCATTCACCTGTGAGAGCAATAAAATTAGACGTAAGCGGAATTGCTATCTGACTTGTTCCTAACTCCACAGAACCTACTCCCACAGAACGAGAAGCAAACATATTTGATCTCCAGAAAAAAGCTTCCCCTGTTTTCCAATTCAAACAAATATTCGGGCGAAAAGCATTTTCCGGATTCATCGGGTCGGCCGCATTGAAATCCTTATAATTGGTTACATCATCGTTATTGGTATCTTTCCCATATTCCGATATCGTGTACTGGTCATAGAATATGGCCTGCCCGATTTTAGCGAATTGGATCAGGGCAAGTTCAATCTCAATCGCATTGAAATGCTCAAAAGGAAGCCACGTAGCATTTTCCCCGTTCTTGGCATAATCTTCTGCCGGTGTCATGCCCTGCTCAGTACCCAGCCATGTTCCGACCTTGTTCATCACATAGCGAACTGCATCCTGCGATGTGTTCGGCTGGAATACGACATAAGGAGCCACATTAGCCGAACACGTATATCTCATGGTAGAAGAATATATACCAGCCGGATAAGGAAGCCTGGTCACTGGCTTAACACGATAATTAACCTCTGTTCTTTTTTCTGCTATCATAGTTATTCCTCCGTTGTTATTACTACTGCAACATTACCTGAAGCCTGCTCACACATAGCCTCTGTTACCGTACCTGTATAAGATGCAACCTTAGCCGTGTCCGGATTAAGGATATTGCCTGCTGAATCCGTGAATACAAAGAAAAACTTCATGTCCTTGAATTTAGTTGTGCTGCCACGCTTCACCAAAATCGGTGTATAGGTAACAGAGCCACCGGAACCCTGCTCGATAGTTTCATTCTCCGGATTGGGATTAGGTAAGATATCGAACGGATCACTGGCATCTATAACCGTCTGAACATCCATGCCGATAAGATAGCCATTTTGGAATACTTCTACCTTGAACTGTCCGGTAGTATCAACCATATCATTTGTAACGGTTAGAGTTTGCTTTGTTTGTCCGTCCAATAGAACCCATGAACCAGACTGTAATGTGTACCATTTATAAGTCTGGCCTGCGTTTAACTGGTCGCTCCCAATCCACGCTACTGCCTTAAGGACACACGAATCTCCCTTATCAGTGAGAGTAAAGAACTTGTTGTCACCTGCCATGATGGTAACACGCTTACTGTTACCTACTCCGACCGTTATCGGTATGTTATACACTGCCTGTACCTTGTCGGAGGTGTTACCTACAGAAATCGTGGCTTCAGCCTTGATATTACATGCCGCACCTCCGGATGCTTTGACAAGGTTTTTCCTGATTTTCAAAGCAAAATAGTTCTGTACTCCAGCCTGATAAGGAACACTCTGGAAGTGACCTGTTTCGCCGTTAAAACTATTCGTTGAAACCTTGTCGCTACCAAACGTTAGCTCAGTGTCATTGAAGTACCATTTCACCGAGTTGGGAACAACCAATCCGGCAGCGACCAATGAACTTGTAATAATATAACTTAGCATAGGCGTTAATGTAGAAAAATCCGGAGATATATTAGTCGGGCTACCTGCTGTACCCTGATATTCCTGATACAGGTCACCCATATTGGATTGCAGGAAAGGCATGTATACACTACCCTTGCGTAGGAACACTACCTGCCGTACTGAACTAGCCTCACTCATTATTCCCTCCTTCCTTATCAATTACTGTTTCATCTTCTATCTCCGGAAGAATAGTTGGAGTATCTACCGGGAACTCCGGCAAGATAGTAGGTTCGTCATCTCTGTATTCATCCGGAGTAGTCACTTCTGCCGGATTCTCTATACCATCTGTTTCCAAACGGGCCGACTGAGGAGTCAATGCCACACCGCCCACACGTGCTGCTCTGTCAAATATCGTATCACCTTCGATGCTATTTAAATCAGACTGCCACAACAGCACATTGCCGTCTGCAGTCATGTTACGGATAGATGTTAGTCCCATCTTATCTGCTACCTGTTTTGTTACTTTCACATAGTATGCCATAGTTGTATAATTTTTTAATTGTTGATTCTGTCAAAAAGAACATTACCTTCAGCGTCCTGCAATACAGAACCGTCCGTATCATCAATAAGTATAGCTTGCGGGCCCCTATCTTGCACTTCTAATTCAAGCATCATCCCTGGAATGAACGTAATCGTAGGTTTGATTCCTTCAGCCTGCTTGCTGTAACTCTGTGAATAGGGCGATTTTACTTTCCATACAAACCGGAACCATTCTTCCGGATCAGATACGACACCCATTCCGTCCATCACAAACGCTTCCAATTTCAATTTCTCCGTTCCTCCGGCAACTTGTGTTGGTGCTCCTTTCCAGTCGACTTCCACTTCCGGTATGCGGCGCCGGATGGTGGTTGTTGCCGTGGGAGCATCGTCAGGAGGAGCAGAAGGTAAACTGCCATCTGCCGAATATCCCAACTTGCAGACATAAGTCTGATCTTCCCCAATATAATCTTGATTAATCGTTAAAGTATTATGGTCTATACTATCTACCTCCCAGTCATTATCTCCGTTCCCGTCTGTAATGGCTTCCAGACTGCCTTCATTCATACGATACCAGAAGAATTTACACTTCTGTTTGTCTGATGCGATATCAGCATTTCCGTAAAATACAGATGCTGTAATCTTACGCGACAACGGATTGCGTAACGGATTCCATACAACCGTAGCAGGGCTGTCAATCTTCAAGACCGGTGCCGGAAGCGTAGCGTCTGAAACCGGAATTACCGTACTCAAGCGGAACACATATATCTGACTGGTACGGGTATCGACATATTCTGCGTAAAACTCAAATGCCAGCGATGAAGCAGATGGAGGATTACGCTTTACCTTTATCTGTCCTTTGTTATCGCCTTCTGTGGTTATCTCGTAGTCGATATTTTCCGAACTAATCAATGTGCGCTGGGTTCCGACTATCTGATACCACTTCATGTTAGTAAGGGATGCGTTCACTGAACCACTCTTAATATACGAATTAGGATCGGTAGCGTTACATCGCGGGAACAGTACCAGAGGTGTAAGATAATAATCAGGTGTATATTCCTTAGTGTCCGCACTGTATATCTGACGTGCTGGGACACTGCCTACTACTTCTATGCTTCCGCTAATTTGCAACGGAGCATAATTCACATCTATTCTTTTCTTATTAGTAGCTGTTATCATAATCAAAATCCTTTTTCCTTATCTGATATTTTCGTTTCCTGCCCATCCCTCAGTATTGCCGTACACTTAAAAAGACATTTCACGCCTTTGCGGAAATCAATACCAAGATCATCTTCTGTGAGTGTAAGTATCTTACCTGCGTCTGCTCTCTTGATAGCCCATGCGTTGTCCTCTGAAACGTTTCCTGTGTCACGCGTCCATGTTACATCCGTATCGAGAACATATTCCGTAATGTCCCTGTTGTACAATTTCCCTGTCATACGAAAGGTAGTGAATACGACTCCCTCTCCTAACTGGGTATCGTCAACATTCCAGCCGTTGTCACTTTCAAAGTCGATTGAAAACTCCGGGTTGCCTTCAATCATCGCCCAGCCTGTACTTGCATAGCGAGGTTCGTCCGTCGTACCGGTGACAAGACATTTCCAACGACATCCGTAATGCCATACTGTATCAACCGTTTCTTTGCCAGCAGTATAAGGATTATCACTTTGAGCTACCTCCAATGACCAGAATCCACGGTCGTTAAGCTGCACGACAACCACTCCCTGATAGTTAATTCGCATCAAGTCCTGGATAGCGATACCACGGCAATACACATAACTCTGTCGGTAGTTGATTGGGAGGTTATCGAACAGTTCCAACCTCTTCAGTTTTCCGATAATGATGCTGTAGTTAGATTCCTCGAGTATAGGTTTCGTGACACCGTCAAGCATACAGATACAGCCTTCATAGCTGGATATATACCAGAATCCCTGCCGTTCTTCATCTACAGCGTTTCCTCTACGGGTAATTACCATGCCGGAAGCAGGAGGATAGTTTTTACCACCCGGCACCTCTTCATCAGGATAAAGAACCACGTTAATCTTATTCTCTGCCTGCATGACACTAAGGACACGGAACCAGCTATCATAATATTCTCCGGTTGAGTTCAGGTTATTCACTGAGCCATAACTTACGTCCTGCTGGGAGAATGCTGTGATATCATTTTCCCAGCGGCGACGAAGATACAGATCATACGTGCCGTCTTCGAGAAGTTCAATCCGTTCGATAGTACCAGCCTCAGAATAAGTAACGTTTCCTTCTTGAGCAAACCAACGATTGTAGATAAGTTCCTTCACAACCATAGAGCTGCGCACTTCAAGTCTTTCGAATTGTCCACGCCCATCAGGATATATGCCCGCGCCTTTGCCTGTAATAAGGGAATCAATAAATTCACCAAAAGACAGTAAGAAACTTGTCCCATCAGGTCTATCTTTCCTGATAAAGTTATCCAGATCAAATCCAATTTCAGTTAAAGCTGTAATCAGCTCAAGAAAGTTAATTTTAATCTTCTCAAAATTACGCTCCCATTTCAATCGGACATCACGGCCAAAATCATTAGCACCGTTCCAGGGCACTATATTTTCAAAATCCGTATTTAACTCCGGTGTTTTATTTTGTGTCGGTGTATTATCTGTCATGTCAATTCTAATTGTTGTCCGTTAAATTCCAGCAACAATGGTTGCCAGCACATTTTTTCCTCATAGGTATCCATATCTCTGAACCGAAGCATATAATCAGAGAATCTGTTACGTTCCTTCCGATTAGAAGGGAGCAGCTGTGCATGCAGTACCGTTACCGGACCATGCGATTTATCCTTATCATAGGAATACGACATAAAGCTGAAGGAGAAAGTCTTGCCAGCCCTGGTCAGCTCATGCATCTCTTTAATTGCCTCATATATTTTCATAACGCAAAAATAGTTTCATCAGAAAGTTGAAAAAAGGACATAAAAAAACTGCCTACCTTCACAGGCAAGCAGTGTATGAAGAAAAAAGAAAAACTAACTAGAAAACCTTCTGTAAGAATAATATATCAAGAACCCAAGTAAAGCAAACGATATTATAAGTGAATAATTAGAGAAACTGAATAGCGGTTCCTTATCAACCGATTTCATCTCATTCTCTTCGGTTATATTACTACTAGAATGATCATCAATCGTCGTCTTATTATTAAAATTAACCGAGGAACTGTCACGCTGATAAGTCTTATTGTGCGAGATTTCGGTTTCTTTTTCAATTACCGGGATTGTATTACCTGAAGAATCAATCACAACTGTATAGTCGCGTATAATGATACGTTTATCGTCTATCCATGATTGAGCCAATTCAGATAACGACACATGATCGTCAATTTGCATATTTTTATGGCTTTCATCAGTTCGAGATGTAGTCTGATTTGACTTATCCAGTCGTACCGACCGGCACGACTGGAGTGTCAAACCTAACAGAACAACCAATAAAAACCCAATACACAACAAAAGAAGAACATCACTTGAATCTAATTTTTTCATTTTTCCCTTAATAAGACAGATTTAGCTCTTTCCAAATGCTCAGTACGATCTTCGAGTCCATTGAATCCGCCGTTAATTTTTTTGGTAATTTTCAGCAGCTGATCCTGATCGGCCAGTTCATTCAACTTATTACGGTTCCAGAACCATCCGGCTACAAGTGCCGCTAAGTCTGGTTGCTCGACTCGTTCCGGATGCTCCAGCAAATTATATTCCTTTTTTGTAAAATCATTAAATGCTGAATAATTAATCCTACCAGTCAGCTGTATAAGTCCACGCCCTTTAAATTTAGGTCCGTCACCAGGCATAAGGTTACCCAGATCCTTACGTCCTTCATAGGCTTTTCCGGAAGCAATTTCGCGGACATAGCGAAGAGATCCACTTTCATGTGCGATTTGTGCCAGGAAATGAGCCTGACGCATTGGCGTATCAATTTCAAAGGTCGCCATCGTATCGTTCAAGTGCGGCAAGAACTTGTCTATGTTCTCATCCGTAGCGAACGGCATAATTTTTTTAAGCGTTGTTTTGTCCATTATTAAATGTTTTTTTCAGTTTGTACCGATATGTATAATCAATGCCGAACAAGCTTCCGGCAAAAGTGCTTACCTCGCCATAAGCAATCAGCACCGAGCTGTGTATCTCGCCTACTGGAGGTGTCCATAATCCCATTATCAGCATTGCCATGCCACTAACGGTAAGGAAAGCAGCCATGGCAAGCTGTATTGTTAACTTTTTGTTTTGCATATATTATTTTGTGTTTGTGTGACAAAAGTACCCGTAATGCACTATAAAAAAAAGGACATTACCGGCTAGCATTTTTCTCGAGCATTTCCAGCCTCTTAATACCATCACGTATTGTCCGGACACTCACTGTCATTTCCTTCGTAGCAATATTACTAAGATGCTTATTCGAGATACGCAATTCAGCAAGAATCAGCTGTATGAGTACCTTAATGTCATAAGAGGATGCTCCGGAGATACTTTCAACCTGGGTAGCGCTGTCAGTGGTATATCCACCATTGTACTTACCATTTCTCATACGCACCTGTTGTAAGATCTGAGTAGTATTAATCATACCGATAGTACCATTTTTCTGAGCGATATCAAAGACATCAAGGAACTGCTTAACATGAGGATTGGCCACACCTTCATGATTTGCAACAAATTCATTCTTATGTACCGGGATAACACCGGCTACATCTCGAGAATCTCCTTTAGCCGTGTAACCCTGAACGTAATCATCAGAATATCCGCCGGAATATAATCCCTTAGCCTGTTCTCTTTGTTGCTGAGCAACGACTAATTGAGCAGCACCTTGAATAGCTGCTGCTGCACCTAGAACCGGGCCTATAAATGGACCAGCCTTCCAAGCAACCATAATAGCCGCAGCTGTATTAGCCAAGATATCTAATACATTTAATGCAAATTGTTTATCAGCATATTTCTTTTTAATTTCCCATACTGCTTCTTCCTTTTGCTCTTCCAGTTCAGTAGTATCTTTACCAGCTTTCTGAGCAGCTTTGATCTGAGCATCATACCGACTTTCAACCCTAGATATCTCATAGTCTTGCATCGCAGACATATGTTGTGATACTGAGCCAGCCAACTTATTAAATGTATCTAATGCAGCCACTCTGATCTGAGCACGTTCTTCTTCCTTTTGCTTCGTTATTTCAGTCAGGCGGTCCTGATACTCCATTTCAGAGATAATACCAGCATCGTGAAATGCTTCCAGCAAAGCCAGTTGCCCATCCAGACTCTGTTTGTACTTGTCGATAAAATAATTATCTTCTTCCGGAGCTTCTTCTTCAATAATATTAAAAGAAGCATCTTCCTGTTTGGTCGGAGTCTGATTTGCCAGTTTATTAGCATATTGACGATTAGCTTCCACTGTCATTGCAGACAGAATCTGCTGATCGATTAGGGATGCATCTCTCTTGGCTTCTGCATACAATTCCCTTTTTTTAGCCAGGAACTTAACTTCTAAAGCATACAGTTGTTCCTGGTACTTCTCTTCTTCAATCAGTCCCAGAGCATGCTGTGTGCGCAAGTCCTTTAATTGCGTTTCATATTCTTTTTTAGCCTTATCAACTTTATCGTCAGTATCACCAAGAGTCGGAGTCGTAAAAATATTTTTTTTCTCAGGTATCTTATTGATAATTTCTATCAACTGATTTTTCTGCTTCAGCAAATTATCTAATTCAGCTGCTTTTTCGGCTGTATTATTGTCTAGGACTCGCAATAAAGCTAATTTTTGTGCCTGATCAATATCTGTTCTATCTTCAATGATTTTTTTCTGTTCAGCATAATACTTGCGATAAGCAATCGTTTCAGCAGTAAGTTTGTCTTCAATAGCCTGGACTTCAGCCTGTGCATCAGCTTTCAGCTGGGTAAGCTGTCTTTGATTCAGCGAATCTAAATTTTTAGCTCTATCTTGTACAGACTGTAAGGCAGCCATATCTTCAGCATTTTTGTTCAGAGCCTCATTGAGATTTTTCTGTGACTCCGTAGCCTTATCAGTTTCATCACGGAAAAAGGCAAAGTAAGTAGCAGCTGCTGTTGCTCCAGAAATAACCAGTCCCCATGGGCTGGCTTTAGTCGCCTTGCTAAACAAGTTGGTTGCCCATGTAGCAGCCTTGGTTGCAACTTCATACGCTTTCGTTGCCAATGTAGCTGATTTAACGACAATAATGTAGGCACTAACAGCTGCTGTAGCAGTAACAATAACTCTCTTGTTTTCAATCAAAATAGAAACGACAGCACTCAATCCTTTAACAGTGAGTGATCCTGTTGTTACCATGTACTTCATGACTGGGAGCAACTGTTCTCCAAGTTCTACACGGATATCAGAAAAACTCTTTTTTGCCTTGTCAAGTTCGGCCTGCACTGTAGAGTTCTGGACGGAAAATTCGTTATAAATAGAAGTACCTTCTACGAAAGCCTGGTTAGCTCCCTGCTGTTCCTTCCGAACTTTGTCGACATTACCGGCTAATGCAGAGATAACACTTGCAGCTTCAGCTCCGGAAAGACTCATCTGGTCGAGTACAGGAGCCAATTTATCCATACCGCCCAAACGGTTCAGCGCCTCGAGGAAGGTAAGTACAGCCTCATTAGCATCCTTACTCATCAGCTGAGTAAATTCTTCGACTTGCAAACCAGCCAATTTCGCATATTTAGCCGGCTCCTGATAAAGTTTTAGGATCAAACCGGAAAGGGCTGTAGAAGCCATTTCTGAGCGCAACATATTCTGATCGAGTGCTGATGCGAATCCCATGATATCCGTAATCGCCAAGTTAGCCTGTTTGCCGACACCACCCATACGTGCAGTGAATTCAACCAGATAAGGTTCAGCAGCTGATGAATTTTGAGCAACTGAGTTAACAGCCGAGCCTACAGCCAACATGTTTTCTTTCAGCGACCGGTCGCCGTCGCCAAACATATCAGCTAACTTGCCGATCTGAGTGATAGCGTCCTTGCCTAAATCCTCACCCAACGCGACATTGATCATATCGGCTGCTTCGACGAACTCCAGCACACTATCCTTAGTAGTAATGCCCAATTTTCCGGCATCACCAGCCAATTCATTCAGGCGTGTACGTGCTGTACGGGTATCCATCCGTTTGAATTCCTCGTTAAGCTCTTCTACTTCCTGCTTAGTCAATCCTGTGTACTTGACGACTTGCGACTGAGCTTCTTCCATTTCAGCGTATTCATTCACACAGCTACGCATGGTGAGTGTAACACCTGTCAGACCTGCAATGATACTGGCAGCAATCGTTCCATATCGATTAAAACCATCAGCCAGTTTAGCCAAGCTGAAGCGCGTTTCGTTAGCCGTTCCTCTCAGCTCCTTGATCCGGTTATTAACTTCCTTCAGCTGCTCGGAATATTGTTTGTAAAGTTCCGTGTTCGGATTCAACTGCCTAAGTATTGCGTTCAGATCCTTCTGGCGTTTACCCAGGTCGCGCAAAGAGAGATTGGTAAGTCCAATCTCATCATAAAGATTATCATACTCCTGCTGTAATTTCTTCAGGACTTCAACCTGTTTCGCATACTCAGCCGAATTTTCTCCAAATTGCTTCTTCACATTCTTCAGCTCGCGGTTAGCCGAACGCATCTTATCCTCGAGCTCAATCATCTTCTGCCGTGCCTGATCCTGCTGGATAACAATTTCCAGCTGCACCCTATCAATTTTCAGACTCATATTTGTGTTTGTGTGTGTTAATTATTAATTATCCAGCCATCTCCCATCATCCAGCCATACACCGCCATCTCTCCACCTTCCATCGGCCAGAATCCATCTCTGTTCGACTTCGGTATCAGGTATCACGGCTGGATAGAAGATACCAGTCCATGGACCGGAACGTCCGTTCGGACCTATCGTATATTCAATTTCCTTAGCCAGAAAACGGCGGTTAAAAAATTCAAAGACTGAACTTGCCGGATATACATTTTCATCATAGCAGGTAATTTTAACCGGATTTTCCCGGTCTATCTTGTAGGAGTTGCTATAGAAATAGCTTTCCATATCAGCCAAATTAAATGTAGGTCCTCCGGCGGGCAAGTCAATCGGCCAACTCTTTGAAGGTAAGAACTTGTCTGTAAATGCTAAAGGATAAGAATTCGGCTCGAGATAACCAATCTGCACAGGATTCAATCCGGTATAAAAAGCCAGGTATATATTAGACTTACTTTCGTCATTGTCCTGAAGATTAGCTACCATATCATGAATGGAACCTAATTCAACTTCTTCACTGGGATTATCAGATGCAGAAGCTGTAGGGATATAATAATCGGAATAATAAGATTCTTCCGGATCAACATTCTTCAGGTAAAATTGCCTCTGAACAAGTTCTGCCGGAATAAGCTCAATCTCAAATTCCGACTTAGACTCCTCACGCACCAATGCAGCAAATTCATCAACCATTTCAATAACCGTCCAAATTCCAGATCCAGAGAGATAGATAACCTTCCGGTTTACTTCCTGATAATTAAAGATAGTATCTGTAACATAATTCTCTTCGTGCAAGAAAAACTCAGAAAGATTCCCTTCAACAACTTTGCTTTTAGCCTTTTCCTTAACAATGTCCGGCAAGCAACGTAACTTATAATAATCAGTTTCCGGCAACTTGTATCGAACAGTAGAGTTAATGGCATCACCTTCTTCTTCATCCTCACTCTCTACTGTGTAACTGTCTACGACATTCTGCAAGTGTACATGATGCACCTTAGCCAAATAAGATACATTGAGTAAAAATGATACTTTCCTGGTTTTAAAATCGATCAGGAATGTACCATTAAATAATTTCTCTACATTTTCGAGAAACTCCTTAGCCGTCCATCCTGGCAACATCTCGTTCCATTTATAAGTATTAATAACATGTACCAGGTACATGGATTTCCACGGTGTATCTTCTATCGCATTATACTCGAGCTCATAACCTAATGCCTTCAGCAGTTCACGCATATACGCACACAGATAAGGTTGCGGGATATAATCATAAGGCTGTATATCATCTTTGGGAGTTATATGTCCGGCAAATGGACGTCCTTCCTGAGGTTCTATGTTAAAAATCCAGATATTTTTATCCGTCTGATTAAAGCTATCATAAGTCATCATCAGATTATAGTCAACTTCCGGATAAGATTTACTCACATAATCAGTCGAAACCGAACCATTAACAACAGGATCAGTCACGGGCATATCCAATGTCGATATCAGTTCATCGGACCCGACAAAGTAATTCAATTCGGAGTTTCCGGAAACCAACTGGATGTTGACAGTTGTATCTGTCCAGCCAGTAATGATTTCCGTCCCGTTAAGATATACGCGATTATCAGCTACCAGAACAGCTTTCCGTTTCGTTTCGGGGCGTTCGGTTGTATTCAGACGGTTAAGGAATCCATATAATCTGGCATTAACAGGATCTTGAAGAGATAACTCAATGTCATAAGTATATTCACCGTTTTTAGTGAAAAAAGCGTTTTCTTGCTTTACGGATATAGAGAATCCGGAAGGCAGGACAACAGCAACACCATTAATGTACAGATTAGTCATAATTCTTAAATTTAAGTCCCATTGAAAGTCCGTTTACCCCACCAAATATCTGATATTCCCATTCAATCTTATAAGACTCTTCAGGTATTATATCAACACATTCGTCATGAGATTGCCGGATAGCATCACGCAATGTCAGCATAATATTCTGTAGGTTGTTATACAGTAATATCTCTTCGTTATCGTTAAGTTGACCAGGAGCGACTCGCTGACAAACGAAGAGGAAAACCTGCTGTGAATCGCTTGCATTATCATACTCACCTACTGCCTGAGCATCAGGATAGCTCACACATAATGATATACCCGATTTGCTCTGAATTTTTTTCACCATATGCGATTCATTCACAGCGAGTATTATATTGTCAATCTTGTGTTCCAATTCTTGATTAGTAGTGTACACCAGTTCACTGATATACTCACGGAAGCTCTTAATATCTATCATAGTATTCTATTATTATCAGGATCAGCGAAACAGAAAGAGAATTCAACGGCCTTGAGAATATTCTTCCGGAAATCACGTTCATAGCTCTGATTGGTTATGATAATATCATACCAGGAGCCATCTATTAAAATCTGTGCCTGCTGCGCACCCAAGAAGTCACGCCACAACCTGTAATCAGACTGTCGGAATATCACTCCGGAATTGACTGTGAACTCATCAGAAGGATTCACGACAAATTTACGTTCTACTCCCCACATGAATCCAGTTTCGCTTTCATCAGCCCCCTTCAGAACCATCGAACCGACAGCACACACAATTTCCGGAACATCGAACATGTTCAGGAAACGGAAGATGAAACGTTCAGCATAGGCTGTACGGTCTACATGAAACATCAAGTCTTCTACCGTATAATGATTAAAATCTGTATCAGGAAAAAGTTTTTTAATCCGGTCGTAAGAAACATCAAGAGAGCATACCATATTTTCTCCGACATGCGTGTACAAGGTTTCAGCAGCAACCAAACCAGACATATCAGTAACCGTTACATTAACTGCTTGTCCGGAAGAGAGGAAGAAACTGGCATATTCAGGCACGCCCGGGCGAGTAACCTTCTCGCTGATGACAGATAATACTCCCGGAGATTCAGCCTTTTTTTTCGTTGTAAACCGAGAAAACAGCACATAGGTGTCCGCATCCTTCTCTCCGTTAATCAAAAAACTAAATGTACCTGACAGGTGTTGCTGATAGGTGGTATTACCTTCAGACCATATACCCCACAAGGCTTTTGCACAGAAACGCCCTAATTTACGTATGCGTACCTGATAGGCAGCGTCCGGGACATATTCTTCAGACAAGATTTTACTTCCGGAAAACTGTACTTCAAAAGTAATGGTAGAGTCTGTATCAATGATGTATTCGGGCATATCGGCAGCCAGCTCGACAGTGCCCGGTCTTTGCATAACATTCATGTGCGAAAGAATTTATTTGTTTTTGAATTGTTCGGCAACAATTGAACTTCATCCTCTGAGGAATCGTCACGTAACTGTTTCATCCGTTCCAGCCAATCAGCAGCATCAGCCTCGAGAATAGCAGACATTCGTTGTGCATCCTCTAATGATGCCGGTTGAGAGTCTGCCATACCATTTGCCGAATTAAATCCCCTGATAACTGCATAAGGTATAAGCTGGAGGGGCAACCTGCGAAGAGCAACCGACATGGTATACAAGGCCAAAGCTTTAGAAGCTGCATACCGAACATCAGATGTTTCGGACTGAAGCAATTCCGGAAAACTGTTACCGTATGCAGGAGCTACTGTAGCAATCTGAATTTCTCTTAAAAACGGGAGTAACAGAATATACATTCGCTCTGACTGGGCAATCGGGAAGTATGAATCGAATTCACGTCCTGACCGGATCAAAAGGCTTGCTGCACTCCGACAAGCATCCGTATTCAGCCAGTCCTTATCCGCTGACTCGTTAAGCCAGCGTATTAATCTCTCAACAGCGCTGTAATACGCCTGTAAGTGCACAGCATCATCACGATCAAGCTGCCATTCCCAAGGTATTTTGTCGGTTCCGTCTGAAGCTACCTTAATCTTTCGGCCGCTATCTTCGTGGCTGACATCGCTACGTTGAAAAAAATGAAGTGTAGCCAACAGCGCAATAGGGCGCTGTACCAACTGTACAAGACGGTCATCATTTTTCCCCTCCTTATAACTTATTTCAGCCTTGTCGTAAACGGCACGACCAATCACCTGAATCAGTTCATCGGTAGCATCGATAATATCCATTTCGACTACCGAAAAATCATTTCCGACATAATAGTTACCGGTCATGTGGCGCAATTCAGCTGCGCCCTGGTTGTTAAGATTGAATATCATGTTTCTTTGTTGCTTGAATAAGGCTATCAGCCTTCTGTTTATCATCCAATAATTTTAATAGAACTCGTAGGAGCTGTGTATTATCCACTTCTTCAATGCTACCAAAGACTCCTGATTCGGCCATAGAGAATAGTATCGAGTTCATACCAAGTGACTGTTCAGGCGTGTTCCCGTTATTGGTAGCGGAAAAAACAGGCTCAAAACAGACTTCGCAACCATCAAGAATGAATGTACCATGGAATAAAAATGAACAGAACGAAGCGAACCAACAATATACCCCCCACTTCAGGTAATCCGGCATACCCGCAATATCTTTCGTCATTTTTGCTAAATCAGACGAAACAAATGGAACACGTTTTCCTCCTTTTTTTCGTCTGTACAAAATAGCACATAGTGAATACAGGTAGGCTACGTCTTGTGTCCGAGTATATTCGTTCATCATAATTACGGCATAGCGGAATTCGCCAAAAGTCAGATCCGCGCCGTGTGAAGCCGGGCCCCAAAAATCAGACCATGAAGGAATCAGGTTCACCGTTGAGTCAAAGGTCAGGGCAATAGACTTATTCTCATCGTCAACCTTCCATTGCCAATCCAAGGTTTCAGACAGATTATTAACCAACAGATAATAATCTTTTTTCTTTGACTTTAAGCCACGATGTCTTAGCACATATCTACACCATAACCTCTTGACATCTGTCAGAGATATAGCTTTTGGTGAAAGGATCAGCAGCATACGCAATTTTAGCAGGTAGGCAAATTCGGCAGACTGAACCTCTTCCCAACATTCCGGAAATTCTAAGTTTTTCTTCATATTATACCTGATTTGTGGCTCTATCAGAAGCCGTTACATTATCTTCCTTATTAATCACTTTTCGATAGATTCCCAGAAATAAGTCCTGCTTGTCCGGGAAGTTGATATGAATCGCATCGTTAATGGCTTCCAGACAAACATCTTCAGGAATCTGTGTATCGGCTCCGTAAAAGAGTTTCAGCGCATACAGCATCTGAGATCCTGAATCACCCTTTCCGTCGATTATGATGTTAGCCAGTGAAGGGTTCAGACCTAATCCACTGGTTGTACTCGAGTCGGCAATACGTGAAATCTTGGTAAGCGCATCGATGTACTTATCAATATTCATCTCAATAGGCTCAATCGTGAACTGGTGTGTCTTGCCATCGACAGGATCAACATAGTCCGTAGTCATAAAAAATTTGCCGACATTGTTCTTACCTGCCATGACATCAGCCAGCTCACGTGCCAACTGATCTTTTACCAATTCCATGTGCTGATATATCTGTTCATCTGTTGCATCGAGATGCTTAGCCTTGTACCGCTCTGACTTCTTCGTCCAATACTCATCGGGTACATGTACGACATAGGCAGCCGCAATCATATTCCTATTCAGATATTCGATAATCTCCGGTAAAGAGTTAGCATCCTGCATCCAGGGCATAGAGCCAAAAAAAGAGGATATCGCGTACATGTTTCGTCCGAACGAGCGTAAACAGTGATACTTCACTGCAATCTCCTGTTTTGTCGGCTGATGTCTGTCAAAAACCGGATATCGTATATACTTCTGGCTACCATAGAAATCAAAATCACCATTCAGGATATGTGTAACAGCATTGAGATAACGTTCATCGTTATCCGGCCAGCACAAGCGACAATCTTTCGAAGGCAAACATTCAAGGCTGTGAATCCACGGTCGTCCCACCCTGACGGATCTTGCGGAAACATACTTGACAAAAACTCCGTTCAGGTGGTTATATTCGGTAAATGATTCACGGATAAACCGACGATAGTCCCAGCTATCCAGCCACGCCTGTACTTCCGGATCTGTAGTCCATTCCTGTACACGCTCGTTGTTCTCGATACCTATACGGTACAACATAGGTCCCTGACCGTATAACAATCCGGTTTTACGGGCAAGAATACCTGGTGCAAGATTGTTTTTCTCGAGCAGGTTACGAATAGAAGAAGGAAGATTGTTATCTGCCCCCCAAGGCACTATGCGAACTCCAGCAACAGTTGTCGGGCTGCAATCCCAGTCAGCTACTGCTGATCCAAACAGGTGTGTCAGAGAGTCACGGAAAGAGTCCATACGGATAGCATAAGTGCCAACCGCTGTTTCAACGAAATTGATATTACCAATTTTCTTATTCATTTTTTATTCGATTTTCTAAAATTCCCTTTAAACGTTCAATCTCATAGTCAGACAATCCATACATGACGCGGCTTATCAGTCTGTTCAGCCCACCATACATATTGCGAGCATACCATCGATTCTTTTTATTGGTGTTCGAGCGAATCCCCCAAACCTCACGATTAGTGTCAACCTGTATCTTATTCCTCTTGTAGCCGGCCATATCAACACAACGGCCATACGAATAAAAAGACATACGTTGCCCCGGATTCTTCCCTTCCTTAAATGACGAATAATTCAATGAATCAAGAAGAGAACCGGACTCAATCAGTTTCTGTTTGGTAAGGGCATCGGACAACGCATCACATAATTCTTCACCGAATTGTGACAATTCTTCTTCAATAAAGAGAAGCTTAATATCATCTGAAGCCTGACTGTTCATAGTTATAATTTGTTTTGTGCAAAAATAGCTTCAGAAAACACCTGAGAAAAGGACATAAAAAAAGCCCCGCCGAAGCGAGGCTAAAAAAAATTTTGCAAAAAAAAATCGAATTCTAAGCCTGAACAAAGATACAACAATTTATTGAGATACAAGGTGTCTTGTTATGTATTCCTCTTCAGAGATATCACCATTATTAAGCCTTTTCCAGTCAGACAGATCAAAGGTTATCGATCTACCGTCAGTAACAGTAATTGATTCAGGTGAGATACCCATCTCAGCGCGGATCTCATAAACCAAAGCGAGTACATAGTTAAGGCTTCCCTCCGTGTCAATCTGATATACAAGTTTCATCGTTCGCCTCCTTTCTCCGGAATAAATTTGGTAAGCTCACCTTTAAGGAAATAAATTGCACGTAAGTGTGCCAGCACTTCGTCTGCATCTTCTTCATGCAGTTTCATCAGGAAAGCAATCACTTTATCAAGTTCTCTTACGGCACAAGCTGCTGCATCCTGTTCTATCCAGTTCTGCAACACATCGACTGCCTGATCCGGGACGATATAAGGTTTCATCGCAAACCTCCTTTCCGGCAAAGCAAAAGAGAATAAACAAACCAGCACAAGCAGGCAACAGCAGCCAGCCAGTGGATGAAAAACGAAAAGCTAAGAATACAGAAGGAAACTTGTGCCTGGAAAATAAACACAGCCTGACGGTTAGAAACTCTCTCTTCCATAATAGAAGAGAACAATACGTTTTCACGATTCAGCCATAACGAGATACGGCTTTCTTTTGCCTGGTTAACAGGCAATGCAATTAGATTTTTCATTTTTGTACGACTTTTAAAATGAAACAATATGTTGATAAAATACGGAGAGGAAACAAGAAAAGTTCCGCTCCCCGTTGTCGTACACCTGAATCAGGCAGTGGGTGCATTAACACTCCACACGGGACGGAACTATAAGATATAATAGGCTATGCCTAGGACATAAAAAATGCCCGCAGCAAAGTTATTTGGCGAGCCATCTCGCCTGATTCAAATGTACGACATTGCAAATGTATGTTTTTGTTTTGAATTAGCAAAAGAAAAAGCGGAAACTTTTTGAGTTTCCGCTTCTTATAGAGCCTTAGAGTTATGTTTTCAGTACTGCGGTACTGGCTAAAGAGTACAGAGGAAGAATAAGTTTAGGTTATCACTCGCCTTTGAGGGATTTTACTAATTCGTCTTTTGTTTCTTTATGCATTTCTGCTTCTAATACATCATAGGCTAATAACACATCTTTAATTGCTTTTATTTCTGTATTAGTAAGTTTTCGTGTGTTAGTGTATTTTCCGCTCAAACGCATTTTTACACTTTTACCATTAACCATTTTTCTTAAGAATGCAAGTAAATCATCACTCACACGAACGTCTATCCATTCCCATACTCGTGTATCATTCTCAGTCTTTTTATCTCTATATTTATCAAATGGTATATCAAATGTGTTGCCATCATACGAAAGATAAGCGGATTCAAAGAAAATCCAATCTTCTCCTTCATAAGACATCATCAACCTTAACCAAATACTACTATCATCTTGACCTATATATATTGATGTATAATTAGTATTTGTATAATGTCTAAAATATGGATTTTCATACCAAGTAATATGGTTTATGTCGTCATATTTTTTTCTTAATTTATTTACAGCTTGCAATCGCTCTTTCTTCTCAGCTTCGGCCTTCTCCTGTTGTTCTTTTTCGTACTTAGAAACCAAATCTTTCACCATAGCATATTCCTTGGATTCGGGATGATATTTTTCCAATTTATCTTTGATGGATTTAAGCTCATAAATATCTCCAGCTTTATACAACTCATCAATGTTTGAGCACAATTTTTCTGGGCTATTTCTGTAGCCTTCAAGTTCAGGCATTACCTTATTCAAAGAATCTCTGAGTTGAGTAATCTCAGATGTAAGACTTTGAATTTTACGCTCCATTTTGTTATTATTACAAGAAACCATAACGGCACTTAATGGAATAAGAACTAAGTATTTTGCTTTCATTTTCATTATTGGTTAAAATATTTTCAAGCGTCCAAAAATTTACGTATAGGCATAAGTAAATCATCCTTTATATCATCCAACTCCTCTATTCTTGTTATTGGAGTTTTCAAGATGCTACCATCATCATTAATAAGACCGATGAACATCTTATCCGGATCATTAAGATACAATTTGCAAATCGGACGACGTATATTGCTATCCAGATTCACCGCAAACAAGCCTTTCGAATCTCTAAAATCAATGCGATTGGGGTCAACCACATCACTGAGTAATGATACAATCCGATTAAAAAAGTCCAGTTCTAAAATGGTAGTTTCAACGCCAGCTTTTTCATTCTCTATTTGGTCATTACTAACAAGGTGACCTAACAAACGCAATACCTGATATTTACGCCTATTGATAAAATCCTTATCCTTAACCTTCCCTGACTCAACATATTTATCTATATATTGGAGTTCTGATTCATAGTCAGCCATATAATGGCAGCAACATATCATTAGTTCGTAACAAGTATCATCTTGAATGCCCGCTTCGAATATAGGCTTTAACATCTTATGAATACTTGCATACTTTTTCTGAGGGACCAAATCATCAACTGCAACCCTTATGATATTATAAAAATCTAATTTACTCCTAAGCCTATTTAATTTTTTACTATCCTCTTCAATCCTCTTTCGCTCATTGAAAAGATATATAGCATGATTATATTCTTCATCATCATTCATAGGTAGCAATGTTATCGTATATTCATATCTACTATCCATTGTTTCAAATACAGCCCCTTTGACAGGTCCTTCCAACATTCTATCTCTAACTGCCTGAATATTATATTTAGAAATATATCCGATATGTAAACCTCTTTTAGACAACACCATTATAGCATTAGGGTCATAAGGATTGTCTGGCTCTTCTTTGAGGAAAACTGTTTCACAAGCATATAATTTCCTGATACATTTTTTAGCTTCCCACGAACGATAGAAACCGCCGACCACCGATATGATATCATTTTTTTTCCGCTCATCAGAAGCAGGAATAATTTTATCTGTTTCATTATCATATACGTTATTCTCAAAATCATAGTTATGATTAGAGGTGTAACCTTGCTTGTTATGCGATTTGTTTTTTTCATCTATAGACTTAGCTACAAGAAAAATAAAAACAATTAAAAGAATAATAAGGAAGAATTCCATGATATAAGTTTAATAGTTAATACACGGCAAAGATATAAAACTTTCGTAACGAAAGAAATGCAATCGCCGATTCAGGCGTAAACAAACAAAACCTTATTCCCCGCCGCCCGATTTGCCGACAAACATAGTGCGAAGGCAAATCGGGCGGCGGGCGGCTGCTACGCTACCCACCTCCCAAACGCTGTCACAGCCATTTACAGCCCTTACAAGCGTCCCTCGTCCTCATAACTAAAGTATTCCTTATCACCATAAACGATATGGTCCAAGAGCTTTATATTCATTGTATTTCCTGCATTTTTTAAACATTCAGTCAGGCGGTTGTCGTCATTACTGGGTCGGCAATTTCCTGACGGGTGATTGTGGCAGAGTATCATTGACGTGGCGTTACATTTCAAAGCTTCACGCAAAATGACTCTTATATCTACCTGCGTACTGGTTATGCCTCCTATAGAGATACGTTGTTTTCTGACAACACGGTTAGACTGGTTCAAGTAAATAGCCCAACACTCCTCCACTTCCAAATCTTCCATATAAGGTTTCATCAAATTATAAATGTCCTCACTATGCCGGATAATTACCCTGCTGCTCCTACGGTCTATGATACGTTTGTAAAGTTCAATCACGGCGAGAGCCATGTCCCTGCGTGCCGGTGTCAAAAGCTGACAAACATCTTCTATTGAAACATTATCGCCACGCAATAACATCTCATTAACTCTTTTACTGGTTTCTCTGTTGTTTGTCAACTGATAAACTACTTCACTGTCTGACAAATGTCTGCACTCTCCACAAATTTCGAATAAATCTTTCATAATGTTGGTTATTAAATTGTTATACAAATAAAGTTCTTGCTAAAAACATACCTCCCAAAACCGAAGCTCCCAGCGTTTCAAGATGACAAGCAAAACGAGCGTAAGAATAACCTCGAGTAATTACATCGTCAAAAACTAGAACTTTCTTTCCCTTAAAAAATTCCTTGTCGAAATTGACTACCTGTACATTATTGACATGCTTACCTGATTTGCTCTCATGAATTGCCAGCCGTTCACCTTCTACCGTGATATGGTCGTAAGCACTGACTGCACCTGATAACCTTGCAACTTCCTCTGAAAACTGCTTGTAGCGGATTTCATTTTTTTGCTGGCTACTGGCTGGGATGCATGCAAACACGATGTTACATGTTTCTTCTCCGAACTGCTCACGGATTTTCTTTGCTACCAACTGTGCAGCTGAAACGGCACATTTCCCATCCTTGAAAGCCCATACAAAGTTTCTCACCTGCCAATCTCTTGAACTGGCTTTGTACTTTGTCGGCAGATAGTCAAAGAAGTTGAACATGTACTTTCTACACTGGTTTAGCATGGATTCGGTAAAGGTTTTCATGGTCTTAAAATTTATTCTGGTGCCGAGCTCGGGAGTTGAGCCTTTTTTTCTGCTCTTCCTGCTCTGAGCTTTTTTTTATTCCGTTCGCTGTCGCTACGGTTTGTTTTCGCCTTTTACACCTGCCAGCAAAGGTGTTCCGAAGCGTATAAAGACAAGTTTTCACGAAAAGCATAGCCCTGAATACTACCTGAGCTCTGTGAGGGTGGAGATTTTTTCGGGAACAGCGCCTGAACTTGGCATACGAAGCGGAACATTTACCTTTGCAGGTACAAAAGGCATAAACCGCGGCGCCAGTGATACCGATTTAAAGGCGAAGAGCAGATAAAGAAGAGCAGTCAAACAATACATAGCTTTAGCTATACCACTGGTAGGGAGAGCAACGGGGTGGGTGGGTCGCTGCGTGAACGCCATCGCCAGCCAGAAAGACTAAAGAGTGTCTTTCTACCAAACTATGCCCGACAACGCTTCCGAGCCATAAAAAAGGTCCCTACCTTATAAGCTCGGGAGCGTTGTCGGGCACTCCCATGGCAAAAACGGGGCGACATCGCTAAATTTCGGGCTAAGTTTTTCACTAAAAAATCAGCCCAGCAGAACAAACGGCTTGAAAATGAAGTTTCAAACCGTATAGGAATGAAAAAACCTAGGTTTTTTGTCGTACAGATGCCCGACGCGCGCCTCCTAGCGGTTGCGATTGCAACTAATTTTCGGCTCGGGAAATGTGACGCAAGCGGAATCCCACCCCCAGCAATACGGCACAAAAAAAATGCACCACCGTAGTACGGCAGTGCATCCAACCATTCCTTAACGAACGGTCAATATATATTAAGGGGCATAAGATGTCACCTTAGATTGCCAGATCCGTAAGAACTCCTTACGCATTAACAGATACTTGAGCGCATCTGTCAGGTTGGTAGATTCTTTAGGCAAACGCTCACGAGGCAACTTATCACCAGTCTTTAACTTAACCACTATCTGGCTACCACCATCATCTACCAGCTTGGTCTTGCAGACTTCCATCTCAGCCTTCAGGTTAGGACAATTATACTGGTCTATTAATAGCGTGAACAGTTTACCAGCCAGATTACCACTCAACAGGTCGGACATAAAGCGATACTCCAGATTAGAGCCGATATTACCTTGTCCTACAGACATTAACTGTACCCTCCAACCAGTACTTTTCCCTTCAGCATCATACTCAATAGCATTTTTGATCTGTGTCGCCATATCCGCTTTCACGCCCTTGTAATTATTCATAGCGCGGTCATAATACAGCTTCAGGACCTTAGTACGTCTGGGCGCAAAGTACCGGACAAACTGTACCCCTAACTCACGTACAGTATCAGGAGGCAACGTATAGAATTCCTTCAGTACGCGGTACTCACGCCCATGCTGTTGTCCTATCACAAGGGAAAGCATATTACCGGCATCCATACCCGCCTCGAGTGGCAGATTATGGTTGTGGTAGCGAAGTGCAGAACAGTCTTCCATCCAGCCCAAAGGCTTAACTTCAATTATCTTATTCAAGTAACCGTCGGCGTAAAAGTGTCGGATAGACAGATTAGGATAAAACAGTAAGTTAGCTTCTATCTTAGGAATGATTGAAAGGATATTGCAGGTTAAACCTTCTAGCCCTTCAGCCAGTTCATCAGAGAACCAGTCTAGCCCGAGGATATCGGCATTAACATAGCTGGATGAAATAAAGAAGAACGACACACGGCGGCGAGTCTTGATCCATCTTTCCTCCCACCTCTTCATATTCCTCTTAGCCAGTTCAACAGCTTTGGCTGCCTTATCTACCTTTTCCTGAAGATTGCGGTCTGTTCGTTGTTGTTCTACCAGTTCGCGGTACTCCTGCAAGTGGGCAACATAAGTCTTCTTACAGTCGTTATATACAAGTCCGGCCCGAAGCATCAGCATAATCTGTTCCTTGTTGTTCTGAGCCGACAGTTTCAGAATCCAGTCGTATTCGCCCAGATGGTTCGGATTCGGCATATCGGTTGTCAGTGTTCTGGACCGATACCATACCGACTGTCCGTACTTGACATAGAACCCACGTACTGCCTTCAGCAAGTTGGTGAACTTCTCTTCGGGAAAGTACTTAACCTCGTCACCGAATACCCCCACGTAAGAACGTCCAGCACCAATAGCCAGACGATCCAGAGAGATAAACGTAAAATTAAATCCCGTGAAGAAAACCATGGTATTACGCCAATCAGTGCATACATTATACATGCGCAATCTCCATTCTTCAGGAGGTGCTTCATTGATCACGTAATGCGTACCCAGTTCCCACCCCAGCAACTGCAATCCGTCAATTAACGATGGAATCACATTCTTGTGCAGATCGGAGTAGGTATCAGCCACCCACGCAAAGGGAGCGCCCGGACAATCCTGTGCTGCTTCCTGTACTCTTTCCGCTAATACCTGAACAGTTTTGGCAGAAGCACGACCGGCTACCCAGTACAGTGACCAGGGCATCATGATAGCCAGCATCTGGGCCGTCCAGTTTGCATAGCGTGTTTCCACGCTATCCTCGGTAATTTTCAGTTTTTTCTTGCGTGTCATCGATAATCTCTTCAAAATTAATATCTACGGCCATAGCATCCCTCTTCAGGCGAGTACGTTCTCTCTCTGGCAAATCAGGTATCTTATCAATTTGATTTGCCAGATCCTTACGGTCAATGGAAGGAACGCCAATCAAGTTTGAATCAAGTGTATAAACCTTGATATCTTTTTCCTTGATTTCCTGACGTTTCACCTTATCGGGTTTATCCAATTGTTTAACTTTCCAAGCCTGGGTAAGCAAGTTACCGTATATCTCCATATCCTTAGGACCTGAAGATGATAAAAGCACGGTCTGTGCAGCTTTCATCAGGTTGTCAAAAATCATATTGCGGTGTGCAGCCGGCTCAATCGTATCATCGAGATAAAACAGATTCACGGCTTCGTAGTACATTTCCCTGGCACGAGGGCGTGAACAGTTAAATGGCTCGTGCATAAGCATAGAGATAGCACGGTCCTTCCCATACTTTCGAGTTATTCCAACTACAGCGAAGAGAGCATTGTAATAATCCTGTTCTTCTTCGGATAACTGATATTTGCAACCGGATTCTATGTAGTCCTGGAGCTGCTCGTAATAAGATTTTTCAAACATCTAAATCATCAAAAAAAACCTTGGAAACATTATTCTTAAACTCGATGGAACGGCGCATTTTGTCCAACCTCTGAGCCTGTGTCACATTCTCACCAGTAGCTGCTGCATCTGCCATGGAAATACCTTCCTTAGCTGTTTGAAGAAGCTGGCCCCGATCATAATGATACTTCAGAGGAGATTTCAGCAGGCTGAAGTAAAATATAAATTCGTTAACTTCTATGTTATAATACATAGCTATCTGTTGGGGTGTGTAACCTATACCAGCTAACTTCTCATATTCATCAATAGGTATTCGGGCAAACCATTCCGGACGATTGCTATCTGTCCATTTTATTACCGATTCTGAATTCATATACTTTTTTGGATTTTAAAAAAACATACTGTTCCTCGAGGGCATTTTCGCCGTAGTTTCCGGAACCTTCCACCACATAGCATCCAGAATCCGTGTCCAGGCATGTAACCTTCTTGTGTGTCCAGCCATAGGTTAACGTAATGATACCCTCGTTATGCAGCTGCTTTAGTCTTGCAAAGATCAGCGGCATACGGAACTTGAGTGTTTCGGACACATGAAGATGCACGGAGCCAATCAAGCCTTTATCCTTATATCTTAACAAGGCATTGATTATTCGTTCATTGGTGGAATAAGTGGCTACATAGATGTGTCGAACATATCCTGCATGGCGAATCAAGTAAACGATAAAAGTGAAGGCGGTAAAACTTTTCCGGGTTTCAATGAAAAAGGCTTCATTATTATCCGGAAGGCGGCCGCACAATTCCCGAAGGTTATTGAGTTTGAAGCAAAGAATGTTTTCAAACCTCTGAGAGTACAGTCGTGACTGCCTGACCTCTGCAAACAATTCGTCCAAATTGAAATACTTATTCATCACCTAGTAACCGATTTATTTCAGCCAGTTCTGACTGGTAGGCTTGTAATCGTGCTAACCGCTCCAGCTCGAGGTGTGGTTTATCACGTTTAGCAAGCTCATCCTGTACGCGCCATATATTGTTTTTCAACCTCTTCTGGCGGATCATCAGCTGCTTGACATTCAAGGTCAACAGTTCCTTACGACGGTGGAATGCTGCGAAAATCGGATGCTTCCCAAGGATAGAACCATGCTGCTGGTAGTAATTCAGTTCCTCCCATATCATCCGGTTCTCGAGATATGAGTTAATCAGTTCGCGAGATACTTTAGCACACTGTTCGGTAGAGGTACAATCACGTAATTTTTTATGCAAGTTTACATAATTGTGATATCTGGCAAATTTACGTGACGCCAGTGCTTCGAGTTCAGGCGGGCATTTCGGATCATTCAGGAAGGGAAATTCATCACGGAATGAAAGAGGTTTCCGCTCAGAAAACAGCACAACCTGTGCCGTAGCAACATAGGTATAGTCTTCATCAATGCCATACTTCTTACACAACCAGTCAATCATCAAACGGCGATTTGCTACCGGATTTGTCTTGACCAGTCGTAAAGTTAAAGAGGGTGCGCCCGCCTCAGTCAGAAGCTGCACACCCTCTTCGGCGTTCGCACCTGCACGTAACCAGGTGAGAATTGTTTGTTTCATGTTACTCAATATCCAGGAACGGAGTCAAAATATTTACATTTTCCTGAAAATGTTTCAGGTAGAGAAAACATTTATCTGAGATAAAGCGCTTAACCGTTTTGGGATCAGGCTTCTGTGAAACAACCGGAAGAATCCAGCCGTCCGTATGGTAGTCCAAGCGAATTGGATGTACTGCATACGCACACCCATAAACGGTGAGAAAGTGATACTTACCAGAAAGGATATCCGGACAATTTTCAAGAATGTCTGTCAGCTTTTCTTTCTCCAATAAAACCGGGCAATGCGTATTGTAATCATACGCTGCAAGCTGTAGTTTATCACGTAGCAAAGCAGCAGTATTTTTCATCATAACCGCTTCATCACCGGTGTAACGATTGGGATTAAGAATACCAAAATGTTTAAACAACCCGATATGACACAAGTTAACATAATCTATCAGATATGAACCAGGTTCAATCAGGATGAATTTATCTGTAACAGACTCAGATATTACGGCCAGCTTCAATACTTCAAGAATATCCAACTGGCTACCTTCAGCATCTTTGTATTCAATATGCTCTATAGGCATATCCTTTGTATAATCTATCTGGTCACCAATTGTCACAAAGCGAATATCTTCATGCAGGTATTTAGTACAAGAATCAATAACCTTCAAAACCTCTTCTTCCCGGTGTTTCGCTTTAAAAAAGGGAATCACGACGGAATAATAAGGATTTGCATCCTCAGTAATCACATTCTCGGCATCACCTTTAGTTGATTTTTCAACTGAAGGTGATGGAACTTGTGATGTGGTATCTGTACTATCAGAGCTATTTTCGGATGCAATATCCAAAGCACCCATATTTTCATTTTCAGGCTGCTCAACTAGAGCAGCCTGTTCTTGTTTATCTGTTTTTTTTGTCATACACCATCTTCTAATGAGGCGGCAGCTGCCGCTGTTAAACCTAAGTAGCCGTCAATGTCCGGATCACCTGTCTGAGGGACTAAGTTCAGCGGAATACGTCCTAATGGGGTTGTCGGGATTTCAGAAGCAAGTTCAATAACATTCTTGCAAGCTTCCTTATCATCCTGACCTTCGTCTGAACTAAAGACAAGCGGGGTACAAGGTGTACCAGCTATTTTAGCGTCATCTCCAGAACAGTTAATGACTACAGCACCCAAATCTTCATTAACAATAATATTGCGGCAAATTGCCATCTCCTTACTGTCCCCAGGAGATTCCCATGCTACATGATGCAGATAGCCTTTAGCATCTGCTGATCCTGTCAGCGTGTCCCATGCTTTAATCGTACTCGAAGTACCATATACTGCTATAGGTTTTTTCCCTTCCACAAATTTCAAGGCAGAAACGACAATACCATCTTCGCCCTTCGTGAAAGTTTTAACGTCTTCCCAACGGAAAAGAACCACATAATGTTTTTTGCCCTTCGGACGACCAGCCGAAGAGCTACTTCTCTTTACAGAAACTAAAGTATCAGGCATAATATAACCTCCTATAATTAAACGCCCAGCTCAGCTGGAGCAAGTTCTTCAACCAAATCAGTCGGAAGGTATGCGAATATAGCCTCCTTGATCCAGAATCCTGTACCTTCTCTCCATTCACCCAACACCTTAGCAACATAATCATCAGATGTCATACGCAGATTAACATTCTGAGGGTTACGCGACATAATGTGTTTAAAATTCTCTTTCGGCGTAATAAAGAACGCTCCAGTACCACGCATACCTTCTATCGGACCGAATGTAAATCGAGAAAAATCAACTTTAACCTTTTCACCGTCTTCGTTCTTAGTAGTCGGGTACTTATCACGATACGCACGACCATATTTTGTAATCAGATCCGGATCTGCATGGATGAACATGGTCTTGTTTTTATACAGCGGGCTTACCGCGTCAACTGCCTGATCAATCTGCTTCAGCAGTTCTTCACCTTCACCCAATGCAGCAGTACCGTCTAGTAGCCAAGTAACATCAGTATCTGAATTTTTCTTCAGATCACACAACTGAGTAATAAAACCGTCGCAGGTTTCTTCTGCTTTATTAGGAGTAAAAGTACTGTCAGATGAAGCAGGTTCTTTGTAACGTCCCTTACAAAGTGCCAGCTCACGGTCTTCATCCAATTTAGGTTTGATAAGCTGCTCAACGATATAACGAACAATCGGCATATCCTTTGGTTCCAATGATTCATCGTAGAGATAACCCAATACATCGTTAATGATGTCTGACGGATAAATTTCTACGTTAATCTTCATCGGGAATTGCTTGATTGTCATAGGAGTAAACTTAGATTTACCCTTTGGTGTGAACCGTGGAGTGAATGTCTGCAATACAGAATCGATAGCGGCCTGAGAAGCACGAACTTCGAACTTATCCGTGATGATAGTAGACATGTAAGCAGTACAAGAGATTTGTCCGACAAGTTTCTGGAAGATAGATAACTTGTCAGAAGATACGTACTTACCGAATTCCTGTTTCAATTCTGTCGTATCGACTGTTGTGTCACCAGTCCACGCATCACCAGTAGCTGCCGCTATATACGCCTTGTTATGAATCAGACTCATATCAGGCTTAAACTCCTTTTTCATCTTACCACCTGCTTGATCGATAACAGCTTCCCCTCCTTCACCAGGAAGTTTAGCCAACTTGTCATTTTCAGCCTTCAATTGTTTAATCTCCTCACGTAACTGGGTGATTGTATCGGCATCCTTCTTCGCCTGAGCCTCGAATTCCGAAGCTACACCCTTAACTGATTCCTCGGCCGATACCCCTTCTTTTTCCAATTCCGCCAGATCTTTAACGAAGGCTTCTGTAAACTTCTCTCCCCATTTTTCGGTAAGCTTCTGCTGATCACCTGAAGAAAGGACGGAACGCCCGTCAGCATCCTTGGCAAAGGCTGATATGCCAAGAAATGACATGACAGCGGTTACTGTCAGTAATAGATTTCTGTTTCGCATTTTATTTTATGTTTTTTGTTTGTAAATAGGCCGAAACCGCATGATCCCTGCTAAGTTCACGAGCCCTGTTAATTGCATACTGTTTATCACCAATAGAATCAATAAGTCCGTATTTTAACGCATCTTCAGCGTAGAACATACGTCCAGAGAGAATACCTTCTACAGACTTATCCAACTTTTCACCTCTCTTAGAAGCTACTTCATCCTGGAACCGTTGTGCCAACGGGTTCAGTTCCTCGCGCTTAATCAAGTCGTATTTACCTTGCTTAGCTGCTTCCAAAGGTGCATTTTTGTAGTTCGACAAATCTGAATAGATAGTATGAACTTTAATGCCTTCCATCTCATAGTACTTAGCATAATCAGGAAATGACATCATAACACCAATAGAACCGAATTCTGAAGATATTCTGTTCGAAGCGATTATTTCGTCACAATATATAGCGACATAATAATTGGCAGATGCACATAAGTCACAATGAGCTATTACGGACTTATTATACTTACGTGCATAATCAATAGCTGACGTTAGAGGTGCTATAGCATCAACGCAACCACCTCCTGAATCCATGTCAAGAACAATACCGGATATATTAGGATTGGCAGCAGCCTCGTAGATCAAGCTAGCTATCTCGGTTGTCCCATACGCACAATAAGTACCGTACTTCATCATTGTACCATGAACGGGAACAATCGCAATGGTATCAGCTGGAAGATCACCGGAAAATGAAGATGTCTTCTTCATATTTTTATTGACGAGTACCCCTTCGATTGGTTTACGGTCTGCCAACGTGCCTTCAGAGGACTTATCGAAGGAACCGGATATGATTTGCTCCAATATCTGGTGCGATGACTCCACATCACGCAAGTCAATCGCCCATTGGGCACGCATAATTGCTGAATATAGATGTGATAAGTGCATATTACTATTATAATTAACGTTACAAAATTATAGTAGCAATGATGCGCATAAAAGGACTACAATATTTTACTTAATTCAGGCTGCTGGTTCTTATATGAGAAAATCAAAGAACGTGGAGAACCTTGTCCGGACAAGGATAATACAACCGGGAACTGATCCGTACCGACTACCCTGGATGTACCATCGGTATAATCTAATCGCACAAGAATATATATCCCAAGCCAGGCGATCAACTCCCGCATTTTCTCCAGTGAAGAGTCAGAAAAGGTAATAGAAAGATTAACCTCATAAGAATTGCCATCTGAAGATTTATCTTCGGCAAATTCTACCGTTGAATAGTCTATTTTCGCCCAATCACCTATAACCTTAATCTGAGGCAGACCAGGTATATTAGTAACAGTAGATTCTGCGATTGCCATAAAATAGACTTGGCAGATAGACGCGCGTTTACTTTCTTTGTTTTGCATAATTGCTTATAATTTTAAGGTGTTTTGCAGGATTCGCTACAAAATCAATTAAGAATTAATTCGTGAAATAAAGTTAAGGGAAAAGGCTTAACTGAAGTTCCTTAGCTATTTCAGCAGTAATTCGACGGCGATTTCGGTAATCATACTTTTTCACGGTTTCATAGTTTATGGCATTTCTCTTGATATTGTAACTATGAAGGAAAGCCTGTATAATCTTATCCTGGCGAAAACCTTTAGCATATCCCACGAAAAAGTATTCCTTAATGCGAAGCCGGAACTCAGCTTCTATGAATAATCGTAACTGTTTCTGTTTCCATTCTGGAATATAAACGAAATTTTCGCTGAATATAGCATGATTCCACTCTTGTACCGGTAGGGTAATACGTAGCGGATTTTCACCTATCTCCTGCTTTCTCGGCCGATCTGTTACAGTAACCATAGACTGTATCATACGACCGATATCGTGTGTGCCATCAGCCATAAGTTCCCCTGATTTGCGATTCTGCCGTAGTTCGTGAAATAAAAAATCCTGTAAGTGTGGAGCTAAATCTATTGTAACAAATGGTCTTTCCATATATAAAGATGCTTTTTGCAAAGATAAAGAATAATGCGTTAATTATCTCGCATAACAATAAAGTAATAACACCCCCCTTTCATAAGAATAGGTATAAAAATCGTGCTTGAGTACTTTTCTTAGGAGTAATTTATCTATATAATTAATTATCAGCACATTATAAGCGTACTATTTTCGTACAAAATACGTACAAAATTGAGTGCGCTGGTACTTTTGTGCGTTTTTCCGCAAAAAGTACAAAAAGTGCAGAATCGTGCAAAAACAGTGCGGATAGAACATTCTGAATTTCAATAAATTAAATGTATAAAAATTCATTTCGCACGATTGTACTATTATTTTTCTAAATATTTAAAGGGTAGTTTTACACTCTTAAAAAAAATAAAAAAAAGAATATTATTATATAGCCGGAATCGCTTTTCTCGCACAGTTGCACACCAATTCTTAATATCTCTAAAAAAGGGGTGAGAGGGGAAAAGCCTGGATGAATAACAGAACAGGCGTACAGTACGCACTTAATGTGCACTGTACGCCTGAAAAAATGCTTCGACTATGGTTTTCGACAAATGCTTCGACTGGTGTTTACAAAAGGCTCTCAGGGTAATAGATATCGCATAAGAACTCAAAATCACGTGGGATCTTACGAACGCCCACAATAACAGCAATACCTCGAGCAGCCATTTCATATAGCCGTTGTGTTGTCGATAGACTATCACGGAAATTGAAGTCGTCTACCAGCACATAATATGCTTCTGAAAGGTTGACATCGTATATAGAATGTTGCATTATTTTCTTAGCATCACTTCGAATAACCGCAAGTCTGCACCTAACGGCCAACTCACAGACCATATTCAACCGGATAGCATTATCCAAGCTGACACAGGCCATAATTTTATTGTTTTTCTTACTCATATAAATAGCTAATTATTTGCATATTAACTAAAAAAACCGTATCTTTACAATGTATTAAAATGGGGGCGTGTTATCTTCTTGAATAGAAGTGTCTATCAAGGTGATTAGGCTTAACAAACCCTGGTCTACGGTATATCTTACGATAATCATCAGAAAATTCAATCCTAGACTTCGATTCATCATCCTGTTGATGCAATAGTATATACTTGCATACTACCTTGATAAAGACATCCAGACTGTCTGGAACAACAACGTCACATACATTAATAGTATCGCCTATGGCTAAACCATCCAACAAGTTGTACACTTCGCCCTGGAAGTGTACAAACTTATGCAGATCCTTACGATATTCGTCTAAATCAGAATCGGCATTAAGCCTATATCGAGATAAATCATTCAGCATACGTATTCAATTAAAATGATAATCTGCTATCACTATTGTTAGCCGCCTTTTGCTGCGCATATTCCGGAGATGAATAATAATCAGGTGTCCCAATGGTGAAGTATTCTACACCACCAGCCTTATCATCCAGGATAGGATTACCGTTACGAGGATCAAACTTACACGGTTTACCAGTCACCGGATCTAATTTCTGAGGATTGAATATATAACCACGGAACTGGCAATATTTAAGCAATCTTTTTTTAAACTCAGTCGGAGAATTGGTATACTTACGCATATTCGGATCGTAGTTGCAGTATTCATCATATAGTGACCTACGAACCAGTCGGGCGTTTATATGAGATTCGTCACTAAAGTATTCATCTGCCCAGGAAATGAATACTTCAGTGATCTCCTGACGAAGCCTGCGCTCAATCAAACGCTCTTGAGGTGCTTGTACGACTCCGTATTGAAGGTATAATTGCACACAATTCGCCACGAGGTTCCAACATAAGTTCCATTGTTCGAAGTCCCATTCAGTAAAGAAGTTACATCCAAAGTCATCTATCGGCTTATGCGCGTCATTGTAAAAATCACTAAAGCCCAACAACCATTGACGGTCGGTAAATGAAGCTCCTTCACCGCGAATAGCATGGTTTGTCGCAATATATATCTTTGGAGAAGTTTCATAAGGGAAGGTTATACGACGGCCACCCTTATAGTTCACCGTCCAGTCACCGGTCAGATTCGGGAATAAGCGTTCAAAATTGAAATTCATCAATACATCATCAATGAATACTAACTTCGTATTCTCCACAACATCATTCCATACGAACTGATCCTCCAGCAAATCTTTTCGTTTCCCGTTAACGTAAGCTGAAGGAAGTATATGTTTCATCAGGACTCCAATAAGTGATTTACCAGATCGTCCATTGGATTCACCTACTTCAGACTGCTTTCCGTCCATGCCGATAACAGCTCTATTCACCGAAACATCCTTATACTCCATAGCCATATATCCTATTGCGCATAATTTAGACAGCAAATGCTTACGATTTTCGAGAAACTCCTCCGGTTCTATTTCCACTTCTCTCTTACGCCATGTGAAGTTACTGGTATTGATCAGAAATTGAAGAAAATGGCAGTTCTTGCCATCTTGAGATATGGAATAGTCCAGCGTATCACCGTTCCCAGAAAAAGTAATTAACGGTCTGCCAAGATATTTCGCCGGGAAATCTCGCCGCTGTTCTGCCCATACATGATGACTTATCGATTCATATCCCAATTCTTTAACTTCATGCTCAGTAACTCGCCAGCAGTTCTTTTGAAAATAGAAAAACTGTTCAGTACCAACCGGATGAAGGAAATCCGGATAAATAAAGTGCAGCAGGGATAATTTATCCGGACCGACATACTGTGTAACACCCTTTGACAGCATTTCATTCACCGCTTCATTACAATTATTTTCTGCAAATTCGAAAAGGAAATCTCGAGCTTCAGAAGCTTCAATTACCCGGACAAACGGCTGCTCCAGCCGGATGAACTGAAAAGAGCCATCCAGCCTCCGGAATCTGCCAAAGCCACGGTTCTGAAGAAACCTACGACTGGGTACATAACGGAATTCATACTCTGTGTAAGTATCTCCGCTCCGGCGTGATTTTTCAACAGCCTCCCAAAACATCTCGTCAGATTCAATCGCCTGAGCAGACTCAAGCTGACCGGACTCGTTAATACGCCACCGGTGTGAACCATACCGGAACTCCGGAAGGCGTGAAAGCACATCCTTGTGCATTTCGGCAAAATGCTTAACTGAATCCAGTCCCCAGAGGGTAGACAGTTTATGATCTGTATAAGCAGATATGCGAAACAACTGAAGATATTTACCCGTCAGGTTCTTTTCATTGATCAGTTTGTCAAAGTCGGCCATCAGTTCCTGTTCCTTACCCTGAAGGGAACCAGCCAGCAGATCATCAATTCCCTTTTCATTCTGCTCGTTTTTCTGAACATGGCCTACATAAATCTCCACATACAGTTCCCTGTTCCGGAGCGAACCCATATAGTCCCGAAAGTTACGAGCTGCATAATAGAAGTTACGTGGACGCTTTTCGACCTGGTCGTTGATACGTATATTTGTTGAGAGGTCGTTCCAATCCGAATCCATTATGAAAATGACCTCCTCGACATGACATTTCTCGATGATCCGAATCAGGTCTTCAGGAAGTCTTCCTCCACAAGCAATATTCTGGATTCCGGAAATAGCCAAAGAATACATACCGTGCTTGCATGCTTTTTCAGCCTTCTTTTCTCCTTCCTGGATGAAGAGCCGTTTCAAATGTTCCCCATTTTTATAAAGTTGACGGATTTTGTCCGGAATGTATATCGGAGTACCACCACCATAGGGTGAACGGTACTTGAAAGGTTTGCCTTCCTTATCCAGATGTTCTTCCGGATATTGCCAACGAACGCGGAAATATTCACGCATTTTACCGGTAGGTTTGCCCTTGGCATCTTTCTGTTCATATTTCACTGGCAGTCCTTCCAGATCATAATACTTGATAATGACATCATCACCATTTGTGTCGATATCACCTTTGGAGTTGACTGTACCCTTGCTGAAGGTGTGAGTCAAAGTAACAGTATGGTTAGTGGAAGAATCATAGATATGTGCAGCAACATCCTCTAATGTCAGGCCTGATCCTTGAAGCATTGCAACACAATAAGAAGAAGAATCAACTCCTTTTAATGCTTTCGAGTTCTTTTTTAAAGCCTGAGCCTTTTTTTTCTCCGGAACTGGATTATCCAGAAGCGTAACGTGAAAACGGTCAGCCAAATAAGAAAGAGCCTCATTAAATGCCATATTCTGTACCCTCATTAGGTAAGTGATGGCATCATGACCGCCCACGTTGCATTTGTTGAAGCAACCGTACAGCTCTTTCTTTGAATTATAATTAAAAGTTTGTTTACCGCAAATAGGACATTTACCGCGATAGTCATATCCTTTTTGTTCTTCCATATCCTGGAAGTCCCTTATGACCTCCAGGACATGTCCCTCAGCAGCCTTTTTTATTCTGTCTGTATTGTCTTTTGTGAAAAATTGGCTCATATCCTGTTTATTTTTTTGCAAAGAAAAAAATTAGAAATCACCAGCAAAAGGACTATTTCTTTGAATAGAACTCCAGTCTGACACGACCATGCAAGCCATTGTATAGAAATAAGCGGGTAATTTTTAGCCATAAACCAGCTTCAGCTGCATATGGAGCAAATGCCCGAATTATTTTTCTAGCATGATACTTCTGCATCCGTCTGCGTTTAATCAGGTGTAATTGATCAAGTTTTATATTATCTCTTTTTTTTGTCATATCTTTTCTTTTTTATGAAGAATCTGCGTTTAGCACGCAATATTCGGTTTAATTCTGAAATACGGTCGTATTCAGTAGGAATGTCTTTATATATCATTGTCCAATAAAAGTCCTAATATGTCCCTAGATAGCACATCAAGAATAAAGATTCGTTCATTCTCTGTGTAGCCTTGAATATGTTCCCGGACAAAATCTAGTTCCATCCGCGCCACTTTCTTCAATTCCTCTCCTCTTGGAGAGAGATAACCGATACCGGCTATTTCGGCCGATATTTCCGGATTTGTATTTTTAGTAGGATCTGTCATAACGAGCACTATTTATTCTCTATTATCAAGGTCTATCAGTCTTCTCGCAGCATCACTTGATGACGCATAGCGGCAAACTTTACGAATAGCAGCATGCCTCTGGTTTTTAGAATAACATTTACAATCTTTTTTTTGATAATTAACTTTGAACCAATTAGGAGAGAATGGTGAAACTGGGCCTAATACAGTTACCTTAAAAATTCTCTTGACTATTTTATTTGCTTGTCTTATTTTCATATGGATTCACATTCTTAGAGTTCCAGCAGGATATACATCATCACCAGGAACAGGTAATAAAGTTTTGTTTTGCTCATTATTTATTTTTGTATTATCACAGCAGTTGTTTCTATCCCTGTACCACTTTGTTTGAACGAACCTTCTTCGATGTCACAAATCTTAGCGTGTACATCTTTCAACCATTCTCTAAAATCAGCACATTCTTTCTCGCTTGCAATTTTCCAGTGGCAACTCATAATAGCTGCTACAGTACCACCATTATTAAGATGTTCATACATTCTTTTTACATGTCTTATATCTTGATTTTTACTAAATGGTGGATTCGCTATAATCTTATCGTATAATCCTAGATCATATGTTGTAAAGTCATCGCCAAGAATATTAATATTGCTTTTCTTTGATAGGAGTTCCTTGTTTTCAGGCATCAGTTCAAAGCAGTCCACGACTAAATCCTTACAACTACGATGTATTGCGTCTATTATAGCTCCTGTTCCTGCGCTTGGTTCCAACACCTTTTCATCTTCATGCACGCCACCGGCCAACATAACAAGCCAGTCTGCTACTTCTGGAGGTGTTGCAAAAAACTGGAAGTCCTGCTGTAAATTGCACCGCTTACCTTCATGAAGAATAGAGAATACACGATCGGCATTGAATGGAAACGTGAATCCCTGCACCTTACCGCCTTGCCAGCTTCCACCAGCTTCTTCAATCCATTTCTTAGCTTCAGCATAGGATTTTTTGTTGAATTGCACCCGAGGTAACTTCAACACATTATCCTCGAGAGTACAATGTTTAAGAATATCCTCAACACTCCATTTACTGCCAGAATCATCCTTTTTCTCTTTTTCTTCAACTACTACATTAGGAGCAAGTAGCGAAGATATTGTATTTACTACAAGGTTACTCGCTGTCATAAATTCATTGACGCAAATAAGTGCATCCATAAGGAAATCTGTATCTACATGTCCTGTTTCAGTATATATATCAATGCCGTCTACAGCAGTTGTTATATCTTTCAGCTGAGCTACGCTACCACGTAACAGAGCGATTAAATTCTCTTTTTTGTTCGTCATAGGATTTCTGTAAATAAATTCTTGTTGTATCTATACTACCATGTCCAAGTAGTTCTGCAAGCTGAACTACATCCTTATTTTTCTTGAGGTACATCTTGGCGAAGAAGTGACGGAAAGCATGAGGGTGCATTTTGCTTTTATCTATGCCACATTTACGTCCCCACTCTTGCATATTGATGCATAATCCTCTACTTGTTATAGGCCCAAATCTACCTATTGCAAGATGTCCGGTTCTACCTGTTTCAGAAATGTACTTTTTGACTTCACTCTGTAAATTCTTATTAAAAAAAAATCTCCTGTACTTACTACCCTTACCTTTCAAAGTAACTTCACCGCTAATTATATCTTCCCATTGAAGTTGAAGAAATTCAGAAGCACGTGCTCCTGTTGTTGCAAGAACTTTAAGCCAATAGTAATGGTCTTGATTCTTTTTTGTTTTGAGATATTCCAGAAGTCTTGTATATTCTTCCTCTGTAGGTATATTGTCTGTTTGCAACTTCCTAGGAATCTTAGGACGCTTCATTTTGATTGGTTTCCCAAGATACTCAGCATACTTTTCAAGACCTGTTATTCTAAGACATAAAGTCTTTGGGTTGAATTTTTGCTCCTCGAGGCTCCTTATATACCTTTTAGACTGTTCTAACGAAAACTCATTAGAATATTTGAAAAAGTCTTTAATAGTGTATATATAAGACTTAGCGGTATTATCCGAATAATCATTTTCCGTCTGAAGCCAGTCAAGATACTTATTAATCTGTATCTTGTTTTTATCGTTAATAGTTTCCAGTTTTTCCAATGGTTTGACTTTCTTAATGCTTTTCTTACGGAATCCAACACCTATAAAAGTTAAGAAGTCAAGAATAGCTTCCTTCTGATGATTGTCATACAGTCTGTCTGTCAAGTGGCTATTAATAAAATCTTTATATGTTCTTTTATTATATTCAGAAGTGCTATTTATGTAAGACTGTACATGAAGTAAAAATTCTGTTTTCAATCGAAAGCTCTTACCTGATGTTAGTATATATTCGGAATATTGAAAAAATATATCTTCCTTGGCATTTGACGCTATCATTGTTATTTCTCCTTTTTTACATTTATACACATTTTAAATAGTCTTTATTCTGTTAGATTAATAAACATTTTTTCTTCTCCCAGCCAAATAAGAGCTTCAGGGAGTGCATATTCAACAGTAAATTTTACTACACCATCATGCTTAGGTACATCCTCAATTGTACTGCACCCCAAAAGTTAGACACAAAACTTTTGGGGTGTTTTTTATGAAGTA